GACCATGAGTTCTTCCAAACAACCTACAAGGACAACCCCTTCCTCTCCCCGTCCACCGTTCAAGAGATTGAGCGACTACAAGAAGCCGACCCCGACTACTGGAGGGTCTACGGACTCGGAGAGCGTGGCGTGTCCCGCGCCACTATTCTCACGCATTGGAAAACAGTACCCCAAGTCCCCGACGGCTGGAAGCTCCTGAACCTCGGCCTCGACTTCGGATACACCAACGACCCCACCGCGATAGTTAAGGTCTACACGGACGGTCACGGCTTCTGCCTTGATGAGGTGTGCTATGCCACGGGACTAACCAACGCAGCCATAGCCCAAACCCTACGCGATGCCGACATAGGCAAGGCTATGGTGGTGGCTGACTCCGCCGAGCCCAAGAGCATCGACGAAATACACGGCCACGGCTTCAACGTACACCCCGCAAGGAAAGGCCCCGACTCCATACGGAGTGGGATAGACTTCCTCCGGTCGCGTCCCCTGCTCATCACAGAGCGGAGTGTGAACGGAATCAAAGAGCTGAGAAATTACAAGTACAAGGAGGACAAGAACGGACGACAACTGAACGAGCCCGTCGACGCCTTCAACCACTTCGTGGACGCCTCCCGCTATGCCATCACTTGGAACCAGACCAACCCGAACTACGGAAAGTACGCCCTCGGGTAGACCTGAGATATTCACCCTTTCAACCTTATATAAATATGGAGCTTCGCTTGCCCGCCAACTTCTCAGACCTCAAGCTACGGCACCTCCAAGCCCTAGAGACGGAGACCGACCCTATCCGGCGCATCGACGCCGTTACGGGTCTCGGTGTCTCCAAGCTACGCGAGATGCCCCAGCCCCTCATCATGAAAGCCGACGAGCACCTCACCCAGCTACTGAACAAGGAGGTCTCGAATTTCAAAAAGACGTTCGACCTCAAGGGTACGACGTACGGCTTCATCCCTAACTGGGAGGAATTCACCGCAGGGGAGTGGATAGACATGGAGGTCTACACCCAAGACTTCTGGAAGACGGCACACAAGGCCATGAGCGTCTTGTACCGACCCGTAGATAGACAGTGGGGCGAGAGCTACACCATCGAGAAGTACACCGCGAAGGAGGACGCCGACGTCTTCAAGGATATGCCCGCCCCCCTCGTGGCTGGTGCCCTGCTTTTTTTTTGGACTACCGAGCGGAAACTGCTGAGCACTATGCGCAAATCTTTGGCGAGTCAGGCGGTGGCTCTTCTGAACTTGGGGAGAAGTGGGGTTGGTACGTCGCGCTCTATACCTTGGCTAACGAGGACTTACTACAAATGGAAGCTATCACAGCCCTTCCGGTGGGTTCGGTCTTTACTCACCTCTCCTTTCTCCAAGACCTCAACCACCACCGTGAGAAACAAATGAAGCAAGCCCGAGCATGATCACGTTTAACAACATAGTCACGAAGTTTCAGGAGTTCTGCGACAACCACTTCTTCATCCAGACGTTCAGCTACGGCTCGCCCGCTGACGTCGACCTAGAGAAGTTCGAGCAGTACCCCCTCCTCCACCTCGTGTACACGGGAGGCGACTACAACAGCCCCAAGGCCAAGACGTACAACCTCGAAGTCTATATCTTGTCCGTCCCCCCTTCGGAGGCCGACAAGACCCAATACCAAAAGGAGAGCATCTCGAATGCCGAGCAGGTAGCCGAGGACATCCTCGCCGACATCCAGAACGGAGGCAACATCTTCCAATTCGGGTACGACTACGAGCTCACGAGCGCGTCCGTTACCCCTCTTGAAGAGGAGAAGAGCAACGCCCTTGCTGGGTGCCTCCTTGACTTGTCTATCGTCGTCCCCTACACCTACGACTCGTGCAACGCTCCCATCACGGGAGTAGAGCCCGAAGGTAGCGGGTACCCTTCCTTTAAGGCTCGTGGACTCTTGAGGGTGCGTGAGCTTGACGGCTCGCCCGACGTCCTCTCTGTGGCAACGATTAACGTACCCAACGGCTCCCTAACCGACGACGGCGAAGGGGAGATAACCCTCACCTTTGGAGCGGGAGGCGATACAGCCGAGAAGATTACCTTCCCCGTAAGGAACGACGAAGGCGTCACTATCCCGGCAGGAAGTCCCCTCTACTCGCGTGGCGAGATTGGAGGAAGCGAGCGTATCCTCGTGGGCATCGCAAAGGCTAGCGACCCCGACAAGATGCCTGCTATCGGCATCTCAGAGACCGAGCTCACCACCACGGGCAACGACAAGGACGGCGACGCCATCATGGTGGGGACGTACAACACCAACCTCTCAGGCTTCACAGGACTGCAAGAGAATGACATCCTCTACGTTGGCAAGAATGGTGGGCTAACCAATACAAAGCCCACGAGTACAGACCTCATCCAGAACGTTGGTATCGTACTGAAGACCAACGGCACCCTGTGCCAAGGGCTGAAGGTTTCCTGTATTGGACGGACGAACGACGTCCCCAACCTCAAGCCCGGGGGTATCTTCATCGGCACGGCCACCAACACCGTGCAGAGCGACTTCACGCTTCCACTCAACCCAAGCCTCGACGGGCGTACCCTTGTATATAACGCCGCGTCGGAGGAGTACCGCGAAGGCTACCCCACAAGCGAGGGACAGGTCTCTACATGGACGACGACCTCGACAGTCTCCACGGCCTATACCACGACAGGAGCCAAGTACCCTACATGGGGCAACATCCTCGGAGGGACGCTGACAATCGACCAAGACCTTCGTGCAGGGTGGAGCATGGGATGGAACAACGGGGCTACGCAACTGCTGGCTGCCCCCCTATCCCTGAACAGCACGATAGAGGTCAGCGTAACGTTAGATATAACCGCTCCCGTTGGGGCTCTGGGTACTGTGAACATCGGCAACGCGATTGGGTACTTCACTGCTCCCACCTATACGGGGGGGACTATCATAGGAGACGGCACGACGCAGACCTACACCGTAACGAGTACGGCGGGCGTAGTAAACTTCTGGCAACTGGCCAACACCGCACAGGTGCAAGTGTTCATCATAGCCAACCCCGGCACGATCACCGTAGAGCCCAAGACCATCACAATCACCGTGAACCATGCGTAACCCATTCGAACTGACCGACGAGGAGAAGGCGTGCACCGTAGGCGAGGAACAGCTCGCTATGTTTCAGCGCCTCGTGGACTTCGTAAACGACAGGCTCTCCGAGATTGAGACCCTACAGGACAAAGTGAACCAACTAGAAAACCCTTCTAAATAATGGAATTTATCAACGAAAACTGGCCGGAGCTCCTCCTCGCCCTCATCACTCTTTTGGGTACTATCTCCGCTCTCACCGAAAGCGAGGAAGACGACAACTGGGTAGACCTCTTGGGTCGCATCGTACAGGCTATCCTCATCGGACGTAGCAAGCCACCGAAGAAGTAAATGGAGCTGAAGGAATTTCAGAAGGTACTCGACCGCTTCGCCGACGACGTAAACAACGCGGCCAAGCGCGAGCTGGGCTCCCGTAGGATAGGCAAGAACCGCTCCTACGGCGTAGCCTCGCGTTCCCTTCAGAAATCCTTGACGTACTCCATCTCCAAGGGGCAAGTACTCTTCAGCTCTCCCAACCCGTCCGCCCCTTTTATCCATTGGGGCGTGAACGGCACCAGAAAGAAGCGCGGGGCACCGTTCTCCTATACGACCAAACAGCCACCCGTGGAGGCCGTGCTGAAGTGGATGAAGGTGAAGCCCGTGAGGCTACGAAGCGAAAGCGGGCAGTTCATCAAACAGACCCCCAGCCGTCTACGCTCTGCTGCCTTCCTCATCGCCCGCTCCATCAAAGAGAAAGGGATCGAGGGGCTCCGCTACTACGTCGTAGCTCTGGAGACCATCGTACCGAAGTACAACGAGGAGTTCGGCGAGGCCGTGGTCTCCGACATCCTCAAGAGCCTGACCTTCGACACAGGGAACATCAAAATCAAAACCAAGTAACATGGCCTCCTCCTTTAGCCATACGCCTACCACCACCAACGACGCGACGAAGTTTGCAGGTCAGCCTCTCATCTTTAGTTGCACGGACACTACCACCCCCGATAGGTTTATCATTCAGGTGTACGAGCGGGACACAGTAGGTAGCTCTTCGGGGCAGGTTGACCTTGGAGAGTTCTACCTAACACCTAACGCGAACGGGAAGGCACACTTCGACCTGTCCAACGTAATTGAAGGAAGGCTCAACGCTCCCACGACGACATTTCTTGGGGACGTCACCCACCAGACGAATTACAGCGTAGGCGCGGCTCTAAGTACTTTCGACAGGGTTATGCGAGAATATTACGTCGAGCTGTACAGGTACGACTCAAGCGGGAAGAGTTCTCTACAAGATTCCGAGACGGTTGCTGTTTGGGCTGGTGCTGTACAAATCTCTCAAGGGTACGAGCCTGACGCGGAGGCTCCCTACCACTTCACCACGTCCTCAAGCAAGGGCTTTCTTACCAATAGGTACTGGGACAGCTCCACCGACATCGAGGCGACGATGGCTGCCGAAGATCAGGGCGTGTGGTCTGTGGCTATCCCCGACGAGTGGCAAAGCTCACCCTCGAATATTACCGACGCCCGATATACCCTTTACTACCCAGGAGGGTCGGTATCCAAAACTCTAACTAACGTTGTTTTCAACGGTACGACGGTCAACTACAACTATACGACCGGACCCCTTGCCCCCGCTAACGTGCAGGTGTTTTTTGCTGGCTCGTGGACTTCCGACTGGACGCGCTACGAGATAGTTTTCAGGGACAACCTGACGAGCAACATCTCCAACAAGTACATCGTCCATCGTGACTGCCGACCGTACAAGCACGACCCCGTACAGCTCGCATGGACGAACACCGTCGGAGGGTGGGACTACCTCCGCTTCGACGGGCGCAACCTCAAGACGGTGAACAGCGAAACAAAGATGTACCGCAAGACCATCGGCTCGTATGGAGCCGCCGCGTTCGACTTCAACGCATGGGACAGGCAGGACACCCCCTACCACGTCACCGCCCGCGAGCAGTACGCCTTGAGGAACCAGTACTTCACCGCTTCGGAGCGCGACCTCTTGCAGTACGCCTTCCGCTCGAAGAACGTCATGTTCAGGGTGGGCGACGGTAGCTGGCTCCCTTGCAACATCCAGACGAACAGCTACACGATCCAGCCTGCCGCGTCCCAGCTCTTCGACGTCTCCTTCAATATCGAACTCGCACAAGAAATCAGATGCTAAGACTACTGCTCGACGGCAACGAGATGGACTTGTACGAGGACGTCTCCGTTAACCTCACCCTTCAGTTCTCAGACGTTCAGAACGTGAACAGCCCGGCGGGTAGCTTCTCGCAGACTTTCCGTATCCCGGCCACGGCTAACAACCTCGACTACTTCGGAGCCATCGACGACACCACAGCCGTCGACATCGTGAACGTGAAGCAACGCATCCCCGCCCAAATATTGAGCGATACTATCCCTATCCTTTCGGGGTTCTGTCAGGTGAAAGCTATCTACCTCCAGAAGGAGAAGTACGCCGACATCGAGCTCGTATTCTTTGGGGGTACGGTGGACATGAAGAGCGCCATCGGCGACGGCTTTATCTCGGAGCTTGACCTGTCAGCCCTCGACCACGAGGTGAACCGATCGAACATCGAGGACTCGTGGACTATCTCCACAGGCATCGCCCCCTACGTCCGATACGGGTTCGTAGATAAGGGCTTCAATTGGAGCGATACCAACCGCCCTTGGTCTCTTGGTCAGGGCATCTACCAAAACCAGCTCACGCCGTTTGTCTCGGTCTATAGTATCCTCGACGCTATCCTTACCGAGGCGGGCTACACTTGGGAGAGTTCCTTCTTTGTCGACCCAGCCGTGAGTGCCGTACATACGAAGAACATGTACGTCCCTTGTGTCAACGGCTCGCCCTATCCTACCGCACAAGTCATAGAAAAGACGCGATGCGCTGCCATTAACAGCGTGGCCGTATTGGAAAACTCCGGAGGGGTGCAGTCGGGAACCATCGCCTTCGACGACACCATCCTCAACTCTTGGGACTTGGGCGGAAACTTCGACGCCACGACGCACGAGTATACCGCCCCTGTAAGTGGTCGCTATTCCATCAGAATCAAGCGCAGACTAACTCTCGGCAACGCCACGTATTCCAGTCAAATCGTCCTCACCGTACAAGTAGACAGGGGAAGCGGGTTCGTAGATTACAACGACGTCTATACTGGCTTGACCGGCCCGACCCCTAACTGGACGGACGTTAACAGCTCCATCACCTATGACGGGTACGGCAACGGCTCGGTGGGCGTCTTGAGAGACGGTATAGACCTTGCAGCAGGCGACAAGGTGCGAGTGACGTACTACATCAACCAAAGCGGGTTCATCCAAGGAGGCACGACGCTGGGCATAGGCGACGCGACGACTCTCTTCTTTGTCGAGGGGACGAGCCCCGCCAACAGCGAGTTCGACGTCGACAT